CACCCATTCCATAACAGCTTGGGCTCCTGAAGGGGTAATAGGATCAAATAATGTAAATTCAATTTCTCCCCAAGTTGTTTTACCTTTTACATATCTTTGAACGTTGATATGATTTAAAGGTACTGTTCCTTGAGTTAATGTTACAGCTCCTACACCTTTCATTATATAAGATGGAAAACCGTCTATATATAAGATGAACCTATTCTTTTGTTTTGGTTCAAAAGCTGTGAAAAATATTTCGTTTGGATCTAATACTGCCATTTTTATGTATGTTTTTTATCTATTATAAATATTCAATTTTTTAATTCTTATGCTGGAAATGTTGCTCCAGTTGGTAATACGTTGAAATCAAGTATAACAAATTCAGCTGTTCTAGTTGGTTGAATAAATATTTGACCAAGTAGTTCATTTCTATCAATAACATCTGGTGTGTTATTACTATCATCCATTACTACTTTAAAAGCGTATAATCCTTGTCTTTGTTGTACTGATTCTAAGTATGGGTTAACTTGTGTTAAGAAGTTATTTCTTGTTGAAATAGTATTTTGTTCAAATACTAAATTATCAGCTACTTGAGAAATATATCCTTTAAGTTGTATTAATAATCTTCTAACATTTATTCTATCTAGAGCACTTGCTCTTTTTTGTAATGTTTTCTGACCAAATACTACTACTCCTTGATTTGGGAATGAAGCTATTGGGTTAACATTTGCCTCATATAAAGTATCTCTTTGACTTACTGTTAATTTTCTTTCTGCACGAGTAACTTGACCTAATCCTCCTCTAGTAATACCTGCTGGTGCGAACCATGGTTCACTTGAAGCATCTGTATAAGCCATTACTCCTGGGACCATTGTTGAAGCTGGTATCCATACTAATTCTCCTGTATTTGGATCTACTGTTTGTATCCATGGCCAGTATGTTGCTGTATAGCTATTATCAAATCCTGCTGCTCCATCTGTTACAGTTGCAATTTGTGCATTATATTCAACTAAATCAATTACTGCCATATTATCACCACGTGCAACAGAATTATTAACTAATGCTGTAATTTCCGAAGCATGACCCGTAGAAGCGTTTATTAAACCTGGAGCCGATATAATGTTATATTGGTATTCATCTTGATTAGATAATAAGTTAATTACGTTAGTATAACATGGACCTGTTAAACCTTGTGAATCTGTTCCATTAATATCTTCATAAAAATTCATTTTACGAGTAGTACTAACATTTTTACCTGTTGCATCACCAAATGATCCTGATTGTACTTGTGGAAGTGATCCTGTATATTCATCTTTAGCAACTCCGGCATTATTAAAATATTGTGGAGTTTTGTAATTTACTTGTTTTACTCTTACATATCTTGATCTATTAGTATAAGATCCTGATTCTTGTACAAAATATTGACCTCCATCTTCACCTAATGTATTATCTATATCTCCAATTACTTTAGAAATATAATTTGAAGATTGTGGATCTAATGATACGTTATTATATTGTTCTAAAACAGTTTGTTGTGCTGTTCTATCATCTCCTCTACGAATTACTAAACTGAATTGTCCTGAAGCTGTATTTACTTGAGGAACTTCCCATCGTATGTTATATTGAGATCCAGATAACATTGCTCCACCAGCAATCTCTGTATCACCAACTGGAATTGCTGTGTTGTTCATTATTTCTCCCTCTGAAAGAGTTTCTAAAACAAACGGATCGTCTAATTTTGTTGGATCATCAGCTACACCTAAAGCAGTCATTGCTGAACTTGTTGCTGCAGAAAAAGATCCAGTAACTACACGAGTTACTAACATCGATAAACCTCCATTTTGGAAGTAATTATTTACCGCAATCGAAGTTAAGTATGAATAAGTATTAGATGCACTTATTATAGTTGCATCAAATAAAGCTAAATATTCACTATAAGATGTAACTATAGTAGGAATATTTACAGGTCCTAATGCTGTTGGGCCAATGATAGCTGCGCCAATTGCTTGTGGTCCCGAGGTGATTTGGGATTGATCATTTTCTCTTGCTAGTAC